GACGTCCTCACTTCTCTACGTGTAGGTGGTAGGCCGCAACAGTGGCTGGTAGCGAAATTTCCTATAATTGTACTATCATATGTTGGTCAAGAGCCTCTGACAGCCACGGAAGTAGCAACGCGTCTCGCGACCGCGTACGATCGAAAGTATCATATCTGGCATCTTACTAAGGGCATAGAAACGTACTTCACGCAACTAGATAATACTACTACCAAGGTGGAGATACACGTGCCTATGTTAGTTCCAGAGAATCTCGGCATCGCTTATCGCAACAAGATAGTTGACGTGACGCCCGCACAGTTGCCAGAAGTGCAAGCCACAGTGGTGTTTAGTGATCACGCGCCAACTCTTCTCAGGACGGGGGTAGTTGATGAAGGGTCCCCTAAAGCTCCCAACGCCAGTCCAGATGCTCAGACGGAAGCTGAAGATTCGGCGTCCGGAGTATAAGCCGGACCCTGGCCCAGTCTACAAAGTGCCCTTCCTTCGAGAAGACGAGCTTCCGACGTACATTTTGAATCGACTAGTCATGGTTAGGGAGGGATGGCGGTATCCAATCGCTCGACTCAAGGAGGAATTAAGGCTACATGACGCCGTGGCATCTACTGTAGAAGACGTCGTCACTAAATGGCTTGACCTGGAGCCCTGGGAGCAGGAGTTGCTGGAGGAAACCACGACCGCTCACCCTTACGTTAAACCATCTCACAACTACCTTGCCGAACACGGAACATTAGCCTTCTCTAAAGAGCTGCCACCCAAACTCCTCGAGGAGGTGTATTCAGAAGATGTAGTGAAGAGGCTCATGATTGATGTAAAGGGATGGTCTACTAAGCCGGTGACGTACCCCCGAAGGAAGAATACAGGCATTCCAATTATAGTAGCAGGAGCTAACGCAGCACTTAACGACATAGTGCTGACAATGTGGGCTATAACAGCGCATACCGCGTTCTCACTTCTTCGGCGTGGTACTAGCGCTGAAGACTTAATTGGCACTGTAGATTCTGTGTTAAGACGTTGGTTCCCACCTCTGGCTTTTATTGAGTTCTCAAGGGTGCAGCACACTGATAAGGAGATGTACAAGCTGACTGAAGCGGGCTGGCTTAAAACGCGAAACCTTGAAGGGCGGGTTCGCATCATACAAGGGACTGCGAAGGCAATCGCCATGATTTCGAAATTCTTCGTCAAGACGATAAGTGACGCACATTTCTACACTCCGGGCTCGCATTTTATGGCCACGCCTGAAGAACTAGCGCGACGCCACAAGATTAATCGAGCAAAAGGGTGGGTTCCTGTAGCACTCGATCAGTCACGATTCGACCTCCATCATGGTGGCAATAGGCTGAAGCATTTGTTGAAGGTTTGGTCGAAGGTGCTGAAAGAGAAATTGAAAGTTGACCCTCATCCCCTTTTCGCTTACGAAACGGGAATGCCCGCATATATAATCACGGAACAGGGGGTCACAATGAGCGAGCCCTTCGACGGTATCAGGTCAGGGGATTCAAAAACGTCCCGAATGACCTCCCTTCTTAACGCTTGTGAACATCTGTACATCCTTCGCAGGGCTGGCGCGTCAGAGTGGTACGATTTCATAATCATGGGTGATGACATGATTGCGTGGATGCCCCCCGAAATGGTAGAGCGTTATAGAAGGGCAATACCTGAAGTAGGCGCTGAACTCGGCATCAAAATCGAACTCGAAGATCCTCCTAGATTCATTGGTAAGTACCCGCGTACTGGATCGAACGCCGTCGTCGGCAATCGCGGTTCACATATACAGTCAGCGGTATGGCCCGAACGGCCTAAACACCCGAATGCGCTACCACTGGCCATCTGGGCGAGGGTCGAAATCGCGGAGAAAGAAGGACGCGATCCAGTTCAACT